CTTACCTAATTTTAATGTTAATACTCTGAATGTTGACTTGACTATTTGTGATCTAGTCATGTCTCTTGTCTCTTTACCAGCAGCCGTATCTTCCATTTCTTTTGTAGTAGATAACATACCTAAACTGTCTAATACAAACAACAGAGGTTTTCTACTTGACTCTGGTTGTTCTAAATATTTTTCAATCACTTTAATTGATTGACTTCTAAATTCTTGTACTGTAGCAACTGGTACTATAACCATTCTACTAGAATCAACACCTCTACTCTCAATCATATCTTTTGAGATAGCACCCTCTGACTCAAAGTAAATAACACCAGCGTCTTTGTTTTTATCTAAAAATGCCTTACAGATACCTAAGGCAAAAAATGTTTTACCTGTGGCAGCTTCCCCAGCAATTGCTGTAATTTTATTTGCTGGCATACCACCGTAAATACTACCAGATAGTAAAGCGTTAAATGAATAAGAGCCTGTGTCTATAAAACTTGTTACGTCTGCTGAATCAACACCGTCTGCCACTAATGTAGCATATTCATTACCTGTTTCTTTTATTATATCTTTTAAAAAATTGCTCATATCAAACTCCTATAATTTAATCTCATCATTATAACATATCTCATTTATTTAGTCAAGGCTAGTCTTAAATTTTAGATTACCTGACACTGTAATTCGTTCTTCATCACTTGTATAGAAAGGGTAAACAGCATGGTATTGACTAGCAGGGAACATAATCATCTTACCTTCAAAACTTTTATCAACAGGTATAGAATCAAACATAGGTTCACCTAATAAATCTGTATTTAAAAAACAAAGTTTAGATGTAGAATTTACATTAAAATCACCTTGTTGATTCATTTCAGGATATACTTTTAATTCTTCTTTTAAATCGTATGGTATTTTTACAAATATTATAAATGATATAAAACCTGTATGTTTATGAAAAGGATTAAACTCATGTTTCTTTTGATAATTAATCCATAATTTATCTAAAATAACTTCGCTTAATTCTGTATTATGTTTTGCTCTAGCAATCACAATATCATTCATTTTAGAAAATTCTAATGATTGACTTGTAATCCATGTTGACACTTCACTAGGTACATTTTTAAAACCATATTCTTTTTTAATATGACCTGCTAATTGTTTTTGAAAAGGTATTTTGTTAGATTCATCTTCTTCTTTTAAGAAGTTCATCACATATTTTGGTACTTCGGTATGACCTAAAGTTCGAGTGCCAAAGTATTCAATACTACTTTCCCAATTCGTTTGTTCTTTCATAATCTTTATTTGCTCTCAATACAACTTTTCTCGCACCTGGCGATAATTGTTTAACATCTAATTTTCCATCTTCATACCACAATTGATATTTAGATTCTTTTGGTATCCAATCTTTAGGTGGGTCTTCATACTCAGCAGGATCAATTTTATTCCATAATTTATTTTTAATCTCATCTGTATTAAGCATACCTAAATCACTATACACTCTGCCTTCAAATTTTTCTGACATCATGTTAACTTGTTCTCTATTGTATTCTACCTTTCTTTGATAGTCCCAATATTCTTTTTTAGAATTGTAATCTTTTGGTTGTATAGTCATCATAACTATTTATTCAAAAAATTGATCTAATGTAGCAACTCTACTGTTTTTAAAAAAGTCTAACTTATCTTTAGGACCGAAACACCAAACATTTTCAATGAAAGTAGATGATTCAAATTTTTTCTTTTCTTCTTCACTTTCAAATAATTTGTCTGATTTAGGTCTTTGTCTAATCTTCATACCTATTTGACCTAAAAATTTATCTTTAAATCTATCAACTAACTCATCGCCACTTCTATATCTTTTACCTTTGACCATTGGGTCCATAATGTTTACAAAATTATATGTCGCATATTTGTCAACTATTTCAGCAGTTTTTAAATAAAAGTTATCACGCCACTTTTCATATGTATCATACTTAGACCAACTTTGATTTTCTTCTTCATCATAACCTGCGTTATATTTTTCAGTAGAGAAATAAGGTGGACTAGTAAATGCCACATCAAACTTACCTGTACACAAAGGATCTTTAATATGTTTTAAACCTAATTGTATTTCGTTTAAGTCCTCAGAACCCATTTTAAATATAGTAACATGTTTATTACCTAATATGTTAAAGTAATGTTCGTGTTCATATATTTGAGGATCATTACAACCGTTTAACTTCTCATAGTATATACATTGTTCTTTATATCTTTTAAATGTATTAGGATTAGGATCGCAACCTACATAGAAAAAAGCCTTAGAAGCATAAAACCCAGCAAGTCTATCGCCCCAACCACAACTAGTATCTAATACATATCTTGCGTTAGTCATATCATAGATAGTTTTTGCTACAACAGGTTTAAATTGTGTAGCAATATATGTACCTAATCTAATGACTTCTATATAACTTTCAGGTGATAAATCTGCTTTACTGTTTACGCCACGCCATAACCCACCTAGTGTTGACCATATTTCTTTTGGTGTGCCTTTTTCCCATGTTTCTTTAGGTGATTTAATTTTATATGTACCACAATCTAATCTTAAATCTTGGTGAAAAGCATTTGATATATCGTTAAATTGAGAAGACGCTTCAATCAAACCTAAACCATATTTACTATATGGGTATTTGTAATCATCATATTTTTCAAAGACATGATTTTGATTCTGATCTTCAGGTGTACAAATCTTTGATGTATCAAAGTTAATTAAGTCGTAAAATACTTCTCTAACTTTTTCTTTTGTTATAGTTCTTAGAGGAAATTTAGGTTTTTCAGTAGCAATATATTCTGATAAAGTCTCTCTAAAAACTTCTTTTGTATAAGTGTCCGTAAGTCTCTTAAATTGTATTGAATCACATACTGGTAATTTATTTTCATCTGAAAATGTATGTAATTCTTTATATAAATTATTATTTTTCATCTTCATTATTCCATAAAATTAACATAAAAATTATTGGTAGATAACATAATATAACACATAATATCGCCAAAGTCAAGGTCATACTTCATTGCCCCAACTATGCCAGTTGTTTCTTTTTCTACGAGCAAAGAGTTCAACATAAGGACCATCTAACATATTTTCTATATGGTTATATATAATATCTGGCTTTCTACTATGTTCTTGCCTTTGTTCAACCACTAATTGTGGTATACTCTTACTGTTTCTTTTTGGTTTACCTTTTGTAGCAAGTAAACACATTTCTGGATTTGATCTTGTCCAATATCCTAAACCTGTAAAGAAACCTAAACTCTTACTATTTGTTTTTGCCCATGTAAAACCTACTGTCTTGTACTTGAACCCCCAAGCGTCTATTACTTTAAATGCCTGATCTAATAATGGGTCAACTACCCACATTAACAATACAGAGTTGTCATTAGCAAGTTCACTAACTGGCAACTTACATATATCTTCAAGGTTCATACAAGGATAATGTTGTGTAGCATTTCTACCTTCACCTTTTTTACTGTAACTCTTAAAGTACCAAGGAGGATCAGCATAAATTACACCATATTTGTCTTTTGTATTAAAAGCCATAACTTAATAAAAAATATCTCATCATTAAACATATTAAAATAAATCTAGGTATAGACCAATCAGTTCTTATTGCTAATATGCCACCTGTAGCAAATCCCCAATGTAAAGATATACCTACCATTAATGTAAATTGAACTAAACTCATTCAAAAAAACTTTCTAAACTTGCTTTAGGTTCAGACGACCAACCGATAGAGTTTAATATAAAACTAATAGGATCAATAAAAGTTTTTTCAAACTGAGTTTCATAATCAATATAATTTTCTAATTTAAACTCTGTTGGCAACTTAGTCACATAACTTATAACATCAAACTTAAATGGATTTGCTTCTAATAATTTTATAAATTTAATTTTATCGCCATCATTAATATATGGATACTTGTGATCTAAACCTTTTTCTTTTATTTGATGATTGTAAATTAAAGCACCTTTTACATGTATAGGTGTGCCTTTAATAAATACGCTATTACTATCTCTATATTTTTTTAAATTATTACAACTTCTAGGAAAAGATATTTGTTCTGCTTTCATTGTAAAAAACTCTGTTTTAAAATTAGCAATAAACTTTTGTACATCTGTTTCATCTTTAGTCATAATCATATTGATACATTCTTTAATCTTACCTCTACATACTTCAGGCGTTGATGATCTAACTGCTTCAATACCCATAATCTTTAGTTTAGGTTTTTCTAATCTGATACCTTCTTCATCTAATACATTTAAAATATATCTTTTCTTGGCAGTCCATATACCTTTGTCAGCAATTACTTCTCGTTTCATAACCATTTTTTGTTGAAAAGCATTTGTATATTCTGAAACTTCATTAAAACATTTTTCTATAAATGGTTCTATTTTATTTTCTACAACTT